GCGCAGGGTATTCCTGCACCGCGACGCCAGCAGGAGGCTCTACGTTGGCAGCAATTAGCGGTTGCGGCGGCTCTGGGACCACAACGTACACTGGCACCATGCCCGCGAGCAATTGCACCGTGACGGCAACGTTCAACACATCGGGTGCAGTCACCCCCGCCGCGCCGACGAATTTGATTGGAACCGTGTTCTAGGAGGACACCTTGAAAAACATCTTCGCAGTACTCGCAATCGTCGCGCTTCTGGCAGGATGCCACAAGAGCAGCGGCCAGCTTCCCCCCACAGCGCCGCCACTGGCGACCTGCCCCACACCGGGCAACGCAGCCTACACGCCCCTGAACCCCGCTGGAACAGCTTCCACGAGCTTTACCGCAAACAACGTGACCACGCAGACCTGCTTCATCGCGCAGGGAACGCTTAACGGATTGAACAGCGCATCGTCGAACGTGGCCGGGCCAATGATCGGGGGAGTGACAAACAGCGTGGGCCTAAGTTTGACCTGCACGGTCCCGTCGCCAAATCCAAACAACCTTACCTGCACGGGCGTCAAGTGGGTGTTTAGCTCGGCTCAGGCAACTGTTCCTGCGTCTCCGGCAGTTCCGGCAGTGGGTACGCCGACGAGCGCGATGCTGCCCAGCGCTCAGCTAACCGTGGCATCGAAGTAGGTAGCAAAAAAGCGGCCCCGTCTCCGGGGCCAAAGCCACATAGTTGTCTTGAGTTATCAGTGTAGCGCATCTTGGGGGCGAGAGGAAGGGCCATGGATTGGGCAGCGTGGGCACCCGCAATCATAAGCCTAATGACGGGGCTTCTTATCCTGGGGGGCTATATCTCCGTTGTGAAAGAGCACACCCGGCGTCTGGATGCTCACGAGAACATTCACAGGGAAACAGAAAGGCACGATGCCGCCCAGGATGTCGCCATAGCAAAGCTGGAAGCGTGGAACGATGGATTTGGTGCGGCTAGAGACTACTACACCAAACCGTCACATACCTAAAGAAAGGTGGAAAACCACATGAAAGACCTTCCGAATCCGTTTTGGGCTATGATGTTCATGGTCCTCGGCTGCATCCTGTTGATGTCCGTTTTGTTCAAACTCAACACCAACACCACGACGGTCATGCTCGGTGTGCTGATGGCGATTTGTACGGCTGGAACGAGCCTCATCTCCGGCGCTTTCGGCTACATCAACGGGCACAAGGATGGAGTGGCGTCAGTCTCAGTACCTTCGCAACCATCCCCAGGGTCTTCGACAACGATTAGTGTGGGAACGGAGCCCGTTACCCCGCAAAACCCTTCTTAGCCGGCGAGTTCGGCAAGGAAACGAGGAAGCACAATGAAGCGAATTACGACAGTATTGCTAGGGCTGGCGCTGCTCGTGCCAGTTGGCCTGGCGGGATGCAAGACAGCGGCGACGGCGCCTCCGTTGGCGCCGGGATACATGAACCAGGCGGACGAGTTGATGGGGCGAACCTTAGCCGGAGCCCACGCCTTCTACGAGAAGATTCAGCAGCAGTCGGCCGCTGGGACGGTGACTCTCTCAGCCGGCGAGAAGGTGATTTTGAACGATCTGGCGCAGGCGATCAACGCAGCCGATCCAGCCTATCTGGCCTACCACAACGGTCAGGGAACGCAGGCGGCGGCGCAAGCGGCGATCGATCTGGTCTCAACAAAGCAGGCGGCAGTTCAAGCGCAGATCCCGGGGGTGCAATGATGGCGACGACAACTCCAGCAACCACATCTGCCTCCTTCAACTGGAAGGCTCTGATCCCGATTCTTGAGGGCGCGGGAAACATTGCCGAGCTTCTGATCCCGGGCGGCGCGGCTTTCGTACCTCTGACGACGGCGCTTGAGAACGCTATTAACCCACTGCTTCAATCGATCGGCGCGGGTAACACGGCGACCCAGGAGATTCTGGCCGCCTACGCTACGATGATTGGGATTCTGACCGCCCTACAGCAGGACACGAAGCTGGATCCTGCCACGCTGGGCACGGTGCGGGCATATCTGAACTCAGCGCAGGCTGGACTTATGGCTTACATCACCGCCGGAAGCGGATACAACCCGGCGCTGTACACGCCGGTTTTGCCGATCGCGTGAGAGGTCTATCGATGCAAATTAGCCCAGAGGGTATCGCCCTGATCGAGGAAAACGAGGGGTTTGAGCCCCACGTTTACAGCGACAACGGGAAGCAGGCCATCGGTTTCGGCCATGACTTGCTTCTCGGAGAGTCGTTCCCTGATGGGATTACCGAAGAAGAGGCCTCGGCCCTTTTAGACAAGGACCTCGCGCTCGTTGAGATAACGCTGGCCGGCATCGTTCCAAAGAGTTGCACCCAGAACCAATGGGATGCGCTTTGCGACTTTGGCTATAACCTCGGCGTGGGAGCTTTGAAAACCATGCTCGGGCACGGTTGGGACTTTGTTCCTGACCAGATTATTCGCTGGAATCACGAGAACGGCGTCGTCAGTCCCGGGTTGACGGAGCGCCGGCAAAAAGAACTGGAACTGTTCAACACTCCATGATAGAAATCGATTCCTCGCAGGTGAAGGGTGAATCCGGAACTGGATATGAAGGCCCCGCAAAGGGGCCTTTTTCCTGCTCCAACTGCGAGTATTTTTCGGCTGGGTCGTGCGGCCAGAAGACGATGGTCGAGAGAAGCAAACTGCCGCGCATCGACGGCGGACGGGTGAAAGTCGACCCGAATGGATGCTGCGAGTATGTGGACCGTGTGGGAAGACGAGACAGGCCAGGGCGCCGGATCACGGCGGGAAAGAAGGAGTCATGAGCAAACTCAATGCGGCAATGCGCAGGTCTCTCAAACCCAGCCAGTTTGCTCTGCCCGGAGGGCGCTTTCCTATCCCCGACGAGAACCACGGGCGCGCCGCGCTGTCGATGGCGCATAACGCCTCGCCTGCGGAACAGACCACGATCAAAAAGGAAGTCGCCGCAAAGTTCCCCGACATCAAGCAGTCCAGCCGCCCAGGCAAACGAATGATGAAGAAAGGTGAAAAATGAGCCAACCCGGATTTTCAGGAAACCAGTACCTGCTCGCCATCAACGGGAGCGCAGGAGCCTTCGTCAACGTCCAGGCGAAAAGCACGGTGCGCCGTCTGGTGATCGAGGAAAGCCCGATCAAGTTGGACGGGAGTGCCAACGCCCTCCAGGGCCTTCTTCAATACAAGCTTCCGAATGACAACTCAAATGCTGGCTTTACCACCATCTTTGAGGCCGTCGGCGGAAACACTGAGGCGGCAGAGGGGCAGGTAATCGTCGCCAAGATCGAGCTCGGCAACAAGCCGGGCCAGATTGGAGCGTGGGGCGAAGTCATTGGCCAGCTTGGGCAACCGATCGTGGGAAGCAACCCGCCCGGGCTCACAACCGCGACGATCATGGCGCAACTGCGTTCAGGAACTGCAACCGCGACGGTCGTTCTGGTCACCGAGTACAACTAATGCAATTCCCTTTCGTCAGTCGCGAGCGGTTCAATGATGAGCGGCAACGCGCCGTAAAGGCTGAGGCTGCGCTGGTCGAGGCTCAGGCTGCGCTCGAAACGATGCGCCAGAAGTTCCTCGACTACATTGAGCGGCATAGGATTGAGCCGCTCAAACTGGACGAGAAAACCGACCTCGGCAGTGTCCAGCCGATCGCCGGGCGCCCTACCATCGCGAACGTGATTAGCTTTGCGAACGAGGGAGCCTACAAGGCCGCGGTGAGTGGCGGAGAGAGTGTCGCGAGGCAACTTGAAAGAGAGCGAGCGAAACTCATGGATATAAAGAAGGCTGCCAATGGCGGCTAGTCCCATGGTTCCACCGATCCCGACTCCGGGCATGGTCGGAGCTCCACAACCTGCAGAACACGACGCCCCCAATGCGGAGCGCAACCCTCAAAATCCGTCGCGTGACGACAAGGCGACCCAGGTTCAGAAATCCGGCCTCACGAATGAGGAGCAGGAGCGCATTGTCTCGGAGATTATTCAGCCAATCCGGACCACCTGGAGTACTGACCGCATCATGCGCATGCCGAACTGGCTGAAAAACACCGAGTACGACAAGGGCAAGCAAATTCTTGGCTGGGACCCGATCACTCGGACCTACTTCGATGCCGTCGCCTACTATCGCCAGAACAACCAGCAATCCGATTACAGCTACCTCGAAAAGTACGTCAACAACATCACCCAGACCTGCCGGCGAAACTTCACCGCGGCCGTAGCCCGCGCCGTCCCCCCGGTTGTCGTTCGGCCCGAAAATGCCGAGAACCTAGCCGACATGACCACGGCCAAGGCTGCGCAAGAGGCTGTTTCGATTGTCGAGGAAGCGAACAAAATCAAGGGGCTCTTGGGCCTCGAGGCTCAATACCTTTTTCTGTACGGCGTCTATTTCAAATGGACCCGCTTCGTGATCGATGGAACCTGGGTCGGTTACAAGAACGTGCCCATTTATGGCGATGTTGACGTGAAGCTCTCCGACGATCACTTCCACTGCACAAATTGCGGGGCAGATTCTTCCGAGACGGACGTCGCGCAGTCCGGAAAGATGGCCTGTCCGAACTGCAATGCTCAGTTGAACCCCCAGGACTTCCAGGAGGGCGAGTCCTCGAGCGTCATCGCGCAGACGGGCGTCAACAAAAAGCCGAACGGGTTGCCGAAGTGGAGCGTGTTCTCTCCGCTCCAGGTCGACACCGACCCCACAAAGGAGTACATCGAGGATGTTCCTCTTCTTGCTCTTGAGTGGGAGGTTGACTCTTCTGAAGTCCGCGCCACTTTCCCGGAGATGGCGCAGGAAATCACGGACGGCGCCGAGAGCGCGACTAACGACAATGCCAGCTATGATCGGCTTGTCAGGACGATGGTTTTCTCTTCCTCGTTCTCCGTGACCGCTGACATCTTCGCTTCGCGCGGCACCTATTCGCTGATCTGGGTTCAGCCCAACTCCTACTATCGGATCACGGCCGACGACGATTTTGTAAACAAACTGAAAAGCCTTTTCCCCTATGGGATGAAGGTCACGATGTACGGGAAGGTAGTTCTTCAGGTTGAGCCGGCTGTTCTGGCGAAAGAATGGTCAGTCTGCAAACTCCATCGCGGCTACGGGCTCTACCCGCCGAGCGTCGCTGACAACGTTGTACCGTTCAATGAGCGGTTCAACGCGATCAACAATATCCTCGACGATTACATGGAACGTTGCTCGACCGGCATCACGTTCGTCGACACGCGCCGCATTGACATCCGGGAGATGAACGGCAAACCGCTTACCGGTGCCGTTTTGAATCCTACGCCCACGGTCGGTGAGGGCGTCACCCAGCCGCTCAGGGATTCCATTTATCACTTCGAGTTCCAGATGGACCCCGGCCTAACGGCCTACCTCGACAGACTCTGGAACTATTGCCAAATCATCTCGGGGATCCCGCCACAGGTCTCCGGCACCGGAACCACGCCGGGAGTCGAAACCGGCAAAGGTCAGAAACAGATGCTCGACCAGGCCCTCGGGCCGCTGGGCGACATCTACGACGCGATGAAAGAGGAGCACGCGGCGGCCGGCCAGAACGCGATCGAGTGCCTCCAGCAAAACATGAAGTACACCGGCTCTCTTTGGAGGGTTATCGAGGAGAACGGTTCTGAGTTCCGGCAAAACTACGTGCACCTGGACGAGATGCAGGGCCGCGTAAGGGTTAAGGCGTCGACCGATGAAGGCTTGCCGATGAGCCCCGAGCAAAAGCGGCAGTGGTGTCAGGACATCATGGAGATGGCGGAGAAGCAGAACCCCGCCGCGCTGGCGTGGCTGGACGAAACCGCTAACCAGCAACTCCTGAACGACACATGGGGGTTGCCGGGCTCTGTATCGCCTGGCTCCGCGCAACGGTCGAAGACGCTCCAGGACATCCGGATTCTGTTGCAGACCCCGCCGCGGCCGAAGATCGACAAGACAACTGGACAGCAGGCTATCGACCCAGACGACGGCTCGCTCATGTTTATGCCCTCGATCGCGCCGAACAAGTGGGTCGAGGATTACGGAATCATGCTTCCAACCATCGATCAATTCTGCGCAGAAAATTGCGACGTCAAGGGGCAGAATCCGATGGGGTGGGCCAACATCATAGCCTTCAAGCGCCTCGGCCTCGATTACCAGGCGCAGGTTAAGGGCTATATGAATAAACTCCATATGCAGGCCCAGAAGGAGGGCCTGCCGCCTCCGCCGACACCGAATCCGGCGATTCAGGCGATGGAGGCAAAACTGATCGGCGATGTAGCCGATGCGGCCGAAGCGTTGCACCGCAACTCACAGGTGCCTATTACGACGCCGCAACTATCGCAGCCGCCCGTATTCGCGGCGAAAGAGTTGATCGACACAGCTGTAAAGGTGATGGGCCAATAGGAGAAACGCATCATGAAACAATACAACGATCTCGTGATCCTCTCGAAAAATGGTGTGCTCGTGCCCGCCATTGTGATCAAGTCTCAACTCCAGGCAGACGGACGCGAGTTCCTCTCCCTGCTCTACGCGGATCCGGCGACGGGTCCAGGTCTAGTTTTGGCCGGCGGAACCCGCAAGGTGGGTAGCGTTGAATTGAACGTGCAGCCGCTTTCGAAGGGCGCGATGTATGGATGGCTGGACAAGGTGGTTTCCGATGAGGAACTCCAGGCTCATTCGGCTGCCGTCATCGCTGGGAACGAACCTCCGAAGATCGAAATCAAGGACGAGGACCTGCCCGAGGTTCACGGACTTCCAAGGCAGGAAAACGAAAGCGACGTAGACAAGAAATCGCGCCTCGCAAACGTGGCTCACCAGGACCCCGTGGCCTATGCGAGGGAGACGGGCGAACCGATTGCGGTCGTTTCGGACGGTTCTGGTACCGGCCGCTACGGCGACGGGGCCAATCACTGGACCGAGACCGGCGATGGAACCGACTACCCCGGATCCTATGGCGTTGGACCTGTCGGTGCGGACGGCCAGCCGCTCAAGACATTCGTGCCGTTCAAGCAAGGCGAACCCACGTCCGAGCCTGCTACCGATGCAACGATTCCGGCGAATGTGCCGGTGATTCCGGTCGAGCATACCGAGGATAAGTAGTTAGCCACAACCCCTTGTGTGGTTAAATTTCTCACCGCAACGTCAACCTGACGGGACAAGTTCTCGCAGAATAAGGAGTCTGACCCAATGGCAACGACGCCAGTAGCACCGCCTCCAGTAGCCGCCCCGGCCGCCGCTGCACCCGCAGCGGCACCGGCTCCGGTATCCACACCCCAAGCCCCCCCAGCGGCCCCTGCGGCTGCTCCTTCGGGTGGCGCACCCGCAACCCCTCCACCTGCTCCACAAGGCCCCCAGCCCCCAGCAAAGCTCAATCCCGGCCAGTACCACGATGCCGTCGAGTCCTACCAGGCCGAAGTCCAGTATCGTAAGGAGCTCGCCGAGTTTCAGGCCGCTCACCCCGACGTCAAGATCGACGACGACTCGCCGTGGGCCAAGGATCCAGCCGCAGCGCCGGCAGAGGCCGCTCCCGCAGCCGATGGCGCAGCAAAACCAGCCGAGGGCGGAACGCAGGAAGCACAGGCTGCCGAAACCAAGCCTGCCGAGGAAAAGACGGACGCAGGCGACCAGGAGCAGTTCTCACTGGCCGACGACGCGCCGATCACCCCGCAGATGGTCAATGACCTCTTGAAGGGTGACGAAACGCTGAAGGCGGCGATCGAGGCCAACCCGGCGGCCAAGGGCGCGATTATGAAGTTGGCGCGCGAAAATGCGGAACTGGTCCAGTTCAAAGGAATCTTCCCGTCTGCCGCATCGGCCACCTTTGCACGGGATAAAGCTCAACGGATGGTGACGATCACCGCGCAGGTCCAGGCAGGCGCGGAGAGTCCCGAGAAGATGGCAACGGCCTTTGAGACCTTTGCGCAGGAGTTCGCGGTCATGGGCCCCGACGGAAAGCAACTCGTCGATAATGGCCAGCCGGTGTTCGCCGATGACTTCTACGCCTTCAATGAGCACATCGTCGACCGGTACATCAACGGCACGCTCCCGGATGTCGAGGCGCGCATTGCGGCCAACCAGTACACAAGCGCCGCCGATCGTGAGCGCGACCAGGACCTGAAGCTCGCACTCGACATCATCAAAGGCGACCTGCACCCGCAGACCGGTCCCAAAGCCGACCCGGACCTCTCGAACCTCTCTGAAGACGCCCGCAATGAAGTCCAGGCGCGACTCGATGAGGCTAAGAGGATCGAAGCCGCGAATCTGGCCAAGGAGCAGGGAGCGGGCAAGCAAAGCCGAGAGCAGGTGCGGCAGGAAGGCACCAAAAAGTTCTTTGCCGATGCCGGGAAGCGGACTTTCGATCAGGTCAACACCATGATCGAAAAGCTGCGCAAGGCAGGCGCCGTGATTCCGCAGTGGCAACTGGACGCCAAGGTTCCGGGTAAGGATTACTCGGCGTTCAATAACGAAGTGGGGAACGCGATCGAGCAGCACATCAAGGCCGACCCCTACCTCGCCAACCAGCAACTCGAGCTCGAGATGCAGTATCTGGCGAATCCGACGCCGGAGAATCACCAGAACAGAATCACCGCTTTCGACCAGATTCTCCAGACCAAGGATCACACCGGCAAGAGTCTTTTGAACCGGATCGTTACCAAACTGGTTCGCCAGTATGGCACCCAGGTTCAGGAGGCAGAGAAGGCCGGCGACGTGAAGGAAGCGCCCACCGCCAGTAGGGAACCCGTACAGGGTGGCCCTGTCACTCCGAAGGCTTTGACCCAGAAAGAAGCATGGGCGATGGCCGAATCTCAACTTGCAAAAGAAGTTGACGGGTGGCAGAATATGGACCAAGCAGAGAGGATGACGTATATCCTCGGCCGTCAGCGGCAGTTGATGACGGCGAAACGCTGAAAAGTCGCAGCGGGATTCAGGGAGCAGGCCTCGGAAGTTGGGGGATGCTTTTGAACAACCAGACATGGTGCCCATCATCGGCCCGCTGCGTAAAGTTTTGAATCACCGAGGACGAAAAGAGTACCGGCTAGTCTGCCATGAATCGGCGTGAAGTTCTCCACTCGCTGACGGAGAAGGCAAGAAAGGCCGCTGGAAAAATCGCTCCTCACCGCTGAAGTAAACCGCTCCCGCCAGTCCGGCAAGAGCGCGACCTCACTCCAACCCAGAAACACAGCGCGCATGGTCCCCTGAGACCGCGCCAAGGAGTGTATTCGCATGGCCGCACCCAATACAACGACCGCAGCCTATGATTCCGTAATCATGCTGCAGACCTACACACCGCCCAAGGAAGTCATTGAGAATATGGAGTCCGAGTTGGACCGCCGGTTCTCGACCATGGGCCCGCAGACCATCACCAGCCTTCAAGAGTTCCGCGTCATGCTCCAGTACGAGTACGGTGGCAGCTTCGGCGCCGGCTCGACCGACGGCGGCAACTACCCGACAGGTACCGGCGGAGCCTACAACGAGGGGATTATGACCCCCACAGAGATTCTGCTGGCCATCACCGCGACCGACCTGCAGAAGCGCATCGGGTCCAGTGGCAAGACGGTCATCGCCGTGAACCCCGTCGACAAACTCGTCGCCGACGCCCACACGAAGATGCCCAAAAAGCGCAACCAGTCGCTCCAGGGCTTCAACACTGGCCAGATTGCCACCGTTGCCGCGTCCTACGCCGGCGGCGGAGCGAACCCGATTTCGCTGGCTGTTACTCCCTACGGTTCCCGCCTGATCGACATCCAGGACACCGTGCAGTTCATGTCGGGCGACGGAAACTACACCCTCCGCGGCTCCGCGGTCGTGATCGATGCCCCGAAGAACGGCATCGGCACAGGCAACCAGATCACCGTCGACAACGTGCCCGCTGGCGTGGTGGCCGGCGATTACGTGATGGTGAACAACGTCGCGCCTGGTTCGCCCCTCTTCTTCAACGGCATCCAGTACATCGTCAGCCCGAACACCACCGGCGAGTACCTGGGCATGGACCGTTCGCTCTCTTACGTTCAGAGCCCGGCCTACAATGCCAATTCGCTGCTCACGCTGGGGATCGTCGAGACCTTCCTCACCCGTGTTCAGCAGACGATGGGCAACACCACGTACAACCGTGACCGGCCCAAGAACTTCTGGTACGGACACAACGCGCAGCGCGCATCGTGGAACCAGTTGGGCTTCGCCATTCAGCAGGTGACCATGCCGACAGGCAAGGCGCCCAAGTTTGACGGAGTTCCCGACACCTTCACGATGGAGATGATTGCCGGCGTGGAGTGGCTGCTTGACACCGTGGCCGCGATCGACAAGCTCTATTTCATGGACCGCGGTTCGATGATCCGGTGCCGGTTCAACGACGCGCCCCAATTTGTGCCAGGACAAATAGACGGCATCTGGTTCCAGCGGCCCAGCGGCTCAAACACATCCAGCTACAAGGATGCGTGGCTGTATGACGCGGTGAACTACGCATCGCGGAACAACTGGACCTCCGGCGTGATCTACGGCTTGAGCATCCAGAGCTCGTTCTCCAACTAACGGCATGGAAAACCCCTTGCGTGACACTCCAGCGGAGGTAACTGAAAAGCTCCTCCGCTGGGGTGGCAAAAACCAGTACGGTGAACCCGCCTGGCGCATCATTCTGGCCGAAAACCACCTTGTCCAGCGCGCCGGTGTGTGGACCGAATACGACGAAGGCACCGATATGGTGCAGTTCGAATCGCGTGAGCATGACGTCGCGTACAGCACTCGGGAAATCGCCCCCGACGCTGTGCGCGTTGGCATGTTCTGGGTTCCGCTTTATCCGTGCAAGGGCTGGATCCTAGAACGCTGGTTTCCGGCGTCAGCCTTTGGATCAAAGGTGCAATGGGAATCTGCGGTCTCGCAGGACGGCGAGACTCCCATGATGGGACCGTTCCCTGAAAAAGGCGGCTATTTCATGCTTTCTGGTGGCGGCCCTTGGCCCGAGATTCCAGACCTTGAGGACGTCCGGGAAGCAATTGCCGGCTGGGAGAACGCGGACCATTCGAACGGGGTCGTCGACGAGGAGGCGCTCCAGCGCGCGATGCAAAGGGACATCGAGGCCGCCGACGAAAAAGAGGCTGCGCAGTACGAGGCCTTCCTTCAGGAGGTCACGTACCAGCGGCTGTCGCATCTCGAATTCATCAAAGGGACTCCGGCACTCAGCGGATTCCGCAACCGGCTCGCGGCCGACAGCGGCCTTATGAGTCACATTTAACCTCGCGGGACAAGTTCTCGGAGAAAAGGAGCGTTTCGCAATGTCAACCGACAGACCAGTACCCCTACCCGAAAACACGGTCATTCCCCTTGCCAGCGGCGTGAGCGTCCAGTTGCAAAACCTCGGCCAATCGGCCATGGCGCGCGTTCTCTTGCGCGAAGAGAAACTAACCGAGCTCGAGATTCGCGGCGACATCAAGGCGGCCACGATTCTGAATCGCTCACCATTCAAATTGTCCGTCGAGACCGGTCTCTGGGGCTATTCAGTTCCGCCGCGGCCGTTCGAAAAGGCGTTCAGTTTCCACACCGTCGAGACCTGCCGCTGCGTGTACCCCTACCGCGGCAACCAGGAAATGAGCGACAAGAGCCTCCAGCAGAGGTTTGATTGCAAGGTCTATCTGCCGTGCCATCAGGTGATGGAGTTCAAGACCACTTACGTGGGCGAGAGCGACGAGGACCGCATGCTGAAGCAGGGCGGCGTCGTTGTTTTCGAGGGCACCATGGAGGGAATAACCTCGGCTTCAATGGTGCGCGTGCCTGAGTGGGTCTACCGCAAAGGGAAGCGGTATCTGAAGTTTGGGGATTACTCGCTCAAAGAGCTTATCCTCGCAGCCGACGAGCAGATGTACCGCCACTTCGATGCGCTGCTCGAGGAAGCCGGCCACGACAACGACGACCCGGCGAAACGGAAGAACATCACCCGGAAGCAGCACACGATCGCCGACTTCATGCTGGCCATGGGCAGGATCAAAGAACCGCCGCCGTGGCGCAATTCGCCCAAGGGGCCGATGAAGGATGCTTGCTCACGTTGCGGCGCCGAGTACGTTTCAAAGACCGGCGTTTGCAAGTGCGGTTTCGTCCAGGACCCCTTTCTCGCCTATATGTCCAGCGAGATTGAGGTCGAGCATGTGAGGATGAAAACCCTCACGAAAGAGCAGTGGGAGAAGGTGCGGGCCGAAGAGAAGCGGCGCGCAGAGGCACAGGGAGCGGCAGCCTAAATGCAGACACGTCTCGATGCGTTCAGCCAGGTCGGAGGTCTCGTGGGGGTAACTTACGAGGACGACGACTGGCTGAATGACGAGTATCTGAGCCCGAAATGTCAGACCGCCTATGAGCAGGCGATCACTTACCTCGCCGGCCAGTGTTCGCCGTACATCGAGCGCGTTGTTGAGGTTATAGGAGTCCCGGTTGGGATCGATCCTAATAACCTGGTTCCGTTCGCCGGCGGCCAGAAAACTCCGCCGCTTGCGGGACTGATCGAACCGCGACTGATCGACTTCAAACCAACCGGCACGCCCCAGAATCAGTACAAGCCGGTTCAGGAGTGCCAGGTATTGCCGGACACCCCGGGCCAGGTTGTGCAAGGCGTCTTCGACATTCGCGTACGTGGCGACTTCCGGCCGGCGCCGCTGACGGACAATGACAGCGTGATCGAGGTTTACCCGCTTGCGGCTCACGCTCTGGCGTTCTCGATCGGCGCGCTGATAGGGATGGAGCGGCCCAACCAGGCGTGGGCGCAGAACTACGGCAAGCAGGCACAGGCCGCGTGGGACGAAATCGCGCGCAAACTCACCCAGCAGCAGCAGCACCTTACGTTCAGGCTGGGATCTCCGAACCGCGGCGGCAATCAGCGCGGGACGGGATGGAACTTTAATTTGCAGGGCAACATGGGCTGGGAGTGGAGAAGCTTCGGCCTTTACGTCAAGCTCATCTGAAAAGGAGAACAGCACAATGGCAGCAACAGCGACACTTCTCTATCAAAAGTCCGGAAGGAACTTCAAAACCACGGTCGTTCAGATTGCCTTTACCGGCAACTACCCGGGCGACCCGGGCGAGGTTCTGAGCCTTCTCGCAAAGGATCTGCTCAATACGAGTGCGCAGACCATCACCGGTCCCAACGGATTCCCGGCGACTCCTCCGCGCGTGTCGAGCACTCAGTCCGGCGGCTGGCAGATACAGTTGAAGCCGACTGCGACACCGGGACAGTACGATGTCTCGCTGTGGAACGGGACCACCGAGTTGACAGCCACCGGCTATGCCGCAGCGGTCACTGGCGGCGTCTTCATCGTCGAACTCGACCATTTAGAACAGGCACTTTAAGGGGTAAATGGCCAACTATGGCGAGGCGACTAAGGTCGAATTTAGTCGCTGGCTTGGTCTGGTAGATGAGGATGATCCGACAAACCTGCCGATGGGCTGCGCAGCTCTCGCGCAGAATTGCCGCTTCAACCTCACCGAAGTTGAGACACGCTACGGCATCCAGACCGCCATTCAAGGGAAGAATCAAAGTCCGATCACGGGTCTCCTGGGGTGTGCATACACCCCAGAATCCGCGACGGAGGCCTACTTTCAGGCCATATTGCTCTACGACTACCTCGGCTCCCTCCAGATAGAAAACCCCGCTGGAACCGGTCGGACGACACCCATCGTCGGGCCCCTCGTTCCCCTCCCCGCCAATTCCCACATGATCGGCGCCCAGGCCTACAACCGGGCCTGGATGTCATTCTCGAATCTCCTCACGCCGACCGCCTTCCCCGCCGTCTACGACCTCAAAAGCAAAAACCTCTATCCATATGGCATGAAGCCGGTAGGGTTCGGCTGGTACGCCGGCGCCCAAGTGCTCGTCGGGGAGTGCTGCACCCCGTCTCAGCTTCAGAGCGGCGTCCCCGTGGCAGTCGGCAATGGCCATCTCTACATCTGCATCCAGGCAGGAACGACGGGGAATGTGCAACCGGGATGGACCGCGATCGAGGGCCAGCAGTATGTCGACGGTGGCGTGATCTGGAAAGAGCAGACGCCGGTTCTGGCGAACGCTCTCCCCGCCCCGAGTTCGCCAGCCGTTGCCGTGGCGGCCGGCGGAACCTGGACCGACGCGAGCGACGTCTACATCGCCATCACCTTACTCAACTCAATTGGTGAGTCTCTTCCATCGATTCCGGTTTTCATCAATCCCGTTGGCGGCGGAACGGTCAATGTTCAGGTTCCGACCTTGGCCTCGCTGGCCGGCTGGATACGTGGACTGCCCGCGCAATATGTTCCGACAGCCGTAAATATCTACGTGGCCGCTGTTGCCCACGGCACCGGCGCTCCACAGCTTTCGACCTATCAGGCGGCCAATGCTGCCCCGGTTGCTCTGGGAACGCTCTACGGAGTGACAGCGGCTGGGGCTTACCAGATTCCGCCGGTCTCAAATACTGCGCGCATCACAGGCGGCCAGCTTCCCACGCCCGACGTCGAACCGGTGATCACGCGCTCGGCTGGAACGGGAGCCTTCCCCGCCGGCAGAGACGTCTATCTCCTCCAGACCTACACGAACGCGCGCGGTGAAACGCTCCCCGGCCCCGCCAACTCGATCGTTGACACCCAACTCAACGATGCCGTGGTGGTGAATATAGCTTTCCCGAAGGGCTACGCGGTGACCGGCGTCAACCTCTACGAGTGCGATGTACCGACCGGAACCGTTTTCGACGGCGCAGAATTCCCACCGTCCGGAGATTTCGCGCTTGTTGGGAGTTTCGGCAACGGAGCTATTGCCACAGTCACGGCCTCAGTTGCCGGCGCTCCGCCTCCGACCCACAACACCACGGGAATCGCCGGAAATGTCCCACAGGACACGCCGACCGGGGGACCGAACGCAGGTCAGGGTTATCGCTGGGGAATCATCGCCTTTGAGGATGAATTCGACACCATCTCGGGGATGAAGCAAGCCGCGGCTTTCTCCTGCATCGTCGACCAAAACGGGTGGGAACTTTCCGTCTTCAACCTGCCGACAGGGCCGTCCTATATTCAAAACGTGATTTTAGGGCTGAGCGTGGCCGACGGTCTGAGCGCGGGTCCGTTCTTCTACATCCCGCAATCGATAGTTTCTGACGGCATCCAGATGACGGCGACGATATTCTCAAACGGGACATCGACCGCGACCATCAATTTCACGGACGACTTTCTGGCAAACGCGGAAAACGACATCACCGATCGGCTGAGGGTGATTCAGCCCCAGCAGTGTGTCGACCTCTACTATTCGCCCTCTGTCGATCGCATCTTCCAGAGCGGTGTTCCGGGATTCTATTCCGGCCATTGGGTCTCGCTTGCCGCAGATCCCGAGAGCTACTACGGCGACAAGGGACTGATCACCGTCGGAACCGACGACGGGCAGCGCGCGTGGTGCGTGCGCGAGTACCAGGGAGTTCTCTATTCCCTCAAGGAGCGCGGAGGATTCGAACTCTCGCCATCAACCGCCGATCCCTCTACTTGGAACGTCACCCAGCGGTGGACAAAGGTGGGCCCGTGCGGCCCCCGTGCCGTGGATGTGTGCGGTGCGTTCATGGTATTCGTGCACAATTCAGGAATTTATAAATTCGAGGAGTCCCATCCGGAGCTTGTCTCGAAAGAACTCCCGCGCTGGTGGAACACGATCAATTGGGCGGCCGCGCAGACAATCTGGTGCGCCATCGACGAGTACCACCACGAGGTTCGCATGGGCTTCCCGGTCGGTAACAGCACCGTCCCGAATGTGGTTCTAACCCTGAATTACGAGGAGGGGTGGAACAATCCGCTTCTTTTCTCGCGCTACTCGGGCAAGGAAATCACCATCGAGCAATGCCGGAAATACTCGGTAGACAACATCGCCGGCTACCTCGGCGCGCGGATTTACCGCACTATCACCGGCCTGCCGGTCCCGAATGAGGGTCCGGTCGACACGAACCAGCAGAGCGCCAGCCAATACGTTTCGCAATTCCTCATCGCCTCATCGGGACCAGATGGGACGGTTCAGGCGGTCACGCCGGGCGTTTACAACGATAACGACGCCGGGATTGATTGCCAGTTTGAAAGCGTGGCAGCGCAGCAAATGATGACCCTCTGTAAGCTGCAGGGATTGAACATGAACGTGCGGGGCAACGGTTCACTGAATGTCGCCTTCATCGCCGGCGCGCGGCGTATCACCGATTGGGGCGGACAGGCACCGGCGCCGGGATGGCTAGTGAAGCTCAAGCCGATACAGTTGGAGTTGAACCCCACCAAGGGAATCAGCCGCAACACGCCGAGCAGGCTGAATGAACGGTGGCGCGTGCACTACGACAATGGCGCCGTTCCCGACGCATGGTTCTCGATGAAGTACAGTTGCGTGTTTATCAGCCCCATGTTCCAGGGAAGACTTGCGCAGGAGACGCCCGAATAATGGCAATCAGCCGCTCACAGATCAACGCGATCAAGGACTTTGGCGTGCGCACGGCCATGCTCGGGATTCTTGACCAGTTGAACGTTCTGGGCCAGGCACAGGGCATTGCCATCCTTGAGCCGACAAACTCCCCACAGCAGGCGTCAAGCGCACCACCCCCGTTGGCCACACTTACGGTTAGCGGAGCAAACGGAGCTTTCAATATCGAGATTCTGAACCCGGCTCAGTCGGTCAACAAAACGATTTATCACGAGTTGAGCTATTCGTCGCAGGCGAGTTTTGTTGGAGGGTCCGGCGTGACGACTCTTCCGGTTTCTACTGCGACGAAGCTGACCGTGCCTGCTCCTGGGGTGACTGCCTTCTGGAGAATCAGATCGAGTTACGACCAAAACAACTGGAACCGGTATCAGGTCCAGCCGGGCACCGCCTCAAGCGGTCTGCAATCTTCGGCAGCCTCTGAAGCGGCTACCGTTCTCAACCAGACCAACTATGCGCATGTGGACTCGATCGCAAACATCGACGACACATCGGCCAATGTCAGGATCTACGGAAAAGCCGGACTGAACACACAGTTTCCCGCGATCAAGGGAGGGGCTGAGACCATCCTTCCTTCAGCCACGATCATCAACGTGCCGTTTGCCTCGGAGCAGGTTGTTGGCCACGACGGCCAGGACTACCAGGTACGGGGTACTCTTCCCGAGGTTTTGGAGGATGTGATAACTCCCATCGGCGCTGTGAGCGTGATCGGGAGTGGAGCGGTTGTTCTTCCGACGGTGACGGTGACGATCGGGGCTTTGGGTGAGGTGACGTCATGGAATGTGGTTGCGCAGGGTAACGCTCTGAGCGACCCGGTGAATTTGACAATCCTGTCCAGCGGCAGCGGGGCGATTCCAGGTCTGCAAACGATCGTTGCCGGAAAGCTAATCTCGATCGCAAACGGGACCGGTGGAGGCGGGTATCCGATTCTGAGCACGCAGCCAGTCGGCGTGACAGGTGGAGTGTTCGCTGGGTCCACGGGTGGCGGGCAAAGCATCGGCGGCAATGGTGGAAGGCTGGTCGTAAACGACGGGACGACGGGGTGAGATATGAGTTGGGCAGTTAGAAGCGGTCCTGAACATAACTTCATCGATGGACGGACGCATGTGCACCAGGTCCATCTTTTCAACCAGGTCACGGGCGGCGAGCACAATCTGAGCCTGCTTTTGGGGTGCCCGAAGTGCCGGGATTGCGGGAGACCGTTCGCGCAGAGCGACCTCGAAAAGTTGGACCCGGCGGCTGAAATCAACGCTGCGATCGAGTCTCTAACGGTGAACCATGAGGCGTTTATGAAGTACATAGGGAAGCACCAGGTTCCCGTCCGGCTTGGACCGCTGGCCCGTGTGGTTCCACAAGGTCATCGGCTGATTCTCTCCGCCGACGCTGCGTTTCTGCACTCGCCGAGGGTGAAATGAAACACATAACCCTGAGACCGGCATCGCTGATTCATCTGCCTGCTATCCGCCAGCTGCACGGCGAGCAGAACGAACAACATGGGACCAGCTACCCGCTTCCGCCGTTTTTCGACCGTCACGGTTTACCCACCCCACAGGTTCCGGTCTCGCTCGTCGGAATTGAAGAAGGAACAGAAGAAGTCGCACAGGCAATCTGGGTCGAGCGCAGGGGCGAATTGATGTTCGCCGGGTGCAACCCGAAGGCCACGGCCTTCGCGCGCCGCGATATTGAGGCGCTTGCCGCCATGTTGACCTGGCTGGGGTATACCGGTCTCCATTGCGACGTGCCGATTCAACTTGTCGAGCATATTTCGAGGCCGCTTAACGCGGCTGGATTCGAGCAGAACGATCACCGTCTCGCGCACTTCTTTCGAGACTTGAGGGAGAAATAGCCATGAGCCGAGCACAGCAAAACGCCATCGAGTCAACGGAAACCGGAAACGCAGCCACGTCGACGACCGCAGCTAACGCGTCTGAGTCCGCGGAGCAGGCTGACATCAATTCCGGTCAGTCGCAGCTCGCCAAATTCGCGGCCAACAATCCCTATGTCCAGGGCGGGCAGGCGGAGACGGTTGAGGGTCAGCAGATTGCCGGCGCCGCTGACGCGACCGCCGCGGGCGCCATGGCCAAAAACCAGCAACAGACACAAAGGACCGGCCAGAACGCGACAGCCGGCGTAGCTGCGGGTGAGTCCGAGGCACAGCAGGCGCAAAGAACCGCAGGGACCGAGGAAGCGGCTGCCACACAGAGCCGCCTCGCATCCGGGACTCAATATGCTGGAGACGTGCTGAAGGCAGGGGACACGCTCACCCAGCAACAAGCCGCGCTCGCGGCCCAGCAGATCGGGCAGGCGCAGGGGCAGGAGAATATCGGCGAAGAGGCCGCAAAGACACCGAGCCTCGGGGACGAGTTTGGCAACTCGTTTATTAGCGGTTTGGGGTCTGGGCTGGCCAGCGGTGTCACAAGCGGATTCGGCAAAGGTTAGGGAGAAACCATGGCACTCGACAACGAAGATTATCCGTTCAAGTCGGCATCGCCGATCGCCACTTCAGGCCTCGACGTCGACGCGCTCCTCGCGCAGGATCCAGAAACGATGGCCCAGGCGAGGGCGATGGGACTGCCTATGCCCTCTCCGGCCACAGTGGCCACCGCCGCGCCGATTCAGACTCCAGCGGCAAGGAACGTGCCCACCGCATCGGGGACCGCGGCGCTTCAGGTAACTTCACCGAGCCAGGCCGCGCCTCAACCAGCGCAGACACCCGATGACGGAACCCGCGGCATGATGCCCAACTTCGGCGCCAACCTCGCGCAGTCTCAGGTGCCGGCCAATAATTCCCCTGCGACACCAGGAGAGACGCCAGCATCACCAACCGTACCAGCGACGGTGACCCCCAGCGGGACGCCAGAGGACCCCAACCAGGCGGGCATCCAGCGGGCCGGCCAGATGGCAGAGAGCTTTGCGACAAAGCTCCAAAATGCACCAACCTTGCAGCAGACTCTCGCGCCGATGGAGGCGCAGCGCCGGACAATTGCCGCGCCGATCATGCCGAATGACCCAGATCACCCGGAGTACCGGCCCACGGTCGGCCAGAGGATCATTCGCGGACTTCAGGGCTTCGCGCGCGGGGGAATCGGCGGGGTCATTGACCCGACGATCAAGGGCGGCACGGCTTACGGCGCGCCGACAAGGGCGTTCTCGCTCGCGGCGCAGAAGCAGTCCGGACTCCTGGCGAACATCGACCAGCAGGAGAAACAGGCAACCGACACATTCAAGGCCGACACGGGCCAAGCAAAGGACATCATCACGTCCATCAACGACATCGGCAAAAACTACGCGGCCGGGCAGACGGCTCAATCGCGCGAAGACGTCGCCACGGCGCGGAAGCAGACAGCCGACGTTCAGGGCCAACTCGCCGACATCAAGCAGCAGGTTGCGGACTTTCAGAGTCAGGGCAAAACTCCCACTACCTATGAGGCTACCGTCGCCGCGGCGCACCTTGAAAAGGACCCTGTTAAAGCCGCTGCGCTTGAGGCCGCAGCCAAGGAGATGGCCGCCACGGAGGTCAAGAAATTCCGTTCCGTCGCTGGCGCTGGGGGGAGCACCTTCCGGCAATCGCTGATCGACGCGGCGACGGCCGAGGTCCAGGCGCTCCAGGACAAATACCACTACGACCCGCGGCGCAACCAGTACGTCAACCCGGACAATCCGAATGACATCCTGGACCCCAACGAGTTCACCGACAAGAAGAACGAAATCGCGACAAAGCTCGACGCGCAACTCGGGGCAAAGAAGATGGACAAACTTGGGGTTCGGTTCGACCCAGCGGACGCCGGCGCCAACAAGCCAAGCGGAAGGGCTGTGCGGCAGCAACCCGCGAACAAGCCAAAGCCTCCGACGCCGACGGCCCCCCCTCCGCAGGGCGCCGTCGACATGGCTCTCGGATCGGATGGTCAATATCACTACCGAGATGGTTCAAAGAAAGACCTGGGTGTCGTGAAATAGATGGCTGCACAGGCAGTTTCCTTCGACGAATCAACCGCAACTCCACTGCCTGGCGCGCAACCCTCGCAATCCGTCACCTTTGACGATTCGACGGCGGTTCCCCTCCCGAAGGCCGCATCTGTGCAATCCCAGCCAGCTGGTGCAGATGGCGCAAACCAGCCATTCAGCCCGGCCGATCGCGCGCTGTACACGCGCCCGGTAAATCCTGGGTTAGCGACCCCTCCGCCAGCGCAGCAGGCCCAGCCTAATTCTTCACTTCAAGCCCCTCCGGCTCAGCGGCCGGTTGATACGGTGGAAGCTGCTCCGCCGCCAACTTATCTCCAGCGCGCCGAGAGTGCTATCCGCAACAGCGTGGTGGGTCGCGCGCTGCACATGGACCCGACCGAGAGCGAATCTGAACTACAGCGCACAGGAGACCGCTTCAGTACCCCGGACCTCTGGCCGGATTGGGCGAAGAAGCCACTTGTGTTTTCAAGTCCCCTGAATGACCAGAATGATCCGCAATTAGCCGCCGAACACGCCCAGGCCCGGCAAAACGCTGCGGAGTTCGCACAGAAGCATCCCAAAATAGCGGCCATCGAAGAAGGCGTCGAGAACGCTGGCGGTGCCGCGCTACAGTCGCTTGTAACCCCAGAAACCCTCGCTAAAGGGGCGCTCGCGAGCGTAGTACCTGCCGTAATCCCGGCATATATTGGGCAGGCCGCTTCCGGAATCCCAGATGAGATACAAGCTGGCAACGCCGCGCGGGACAAGGGAGACATAAAAGGGGCTACTGAGCATTACGTCGCTGGCGGCATCGATGCAGTAACGGCGGCGGCGATGGCTTATGGAGTGCATGAGATGGCACGAGGCGGCTACGACTTTCCAGCCGGAAAGCCCAAGCCGTCAGTGGAGATTCCCTCCGAGCCGCGCGCCCTGCCCGCGCCCCCGCAGCCGATAGATGGCGAGTACATCGGGGAGCCGGCTGCACCCCCGCAGCCAGGAGACATCATCGAGGGCGAGGGCATCCCCATACCGAAGCCGACCGTGCCAGCGCCCGCAACCCAAGCGCCTAACCTCTCACAAGCCGAGGCCGCGCTCACAGGGAAGCCCATTGAGGGCGTCGCTCCTGCCGCGCCTACGATCCAGCCGAACCCAGACGCACCGACGCCTACCCCACCGCCAGCGGCTCCGCAGGCGCAGCCAGAAGCCCGGCGTCCACCGGTACAGGCGTCGACCGACCCGTCCGAGATTCGCCAGTCGGCCCAAGAGCAAAAGCCGGACCTCAAAGAGATGGCGTCGAACGTCGCCGCGGCCGTCCCGGGCGCCGAGGTTGTCGGCCCGCGCGTAAAGTCGGCCGATTCGATTGATAACAAGGAGGACCGCGGCAAGCCCGTCGAGTCGAATATCGACAA